TCATGGGTATCCACAACATCCACAAGTTGGTCGACAAGTACGAGAAGACCTACGCAATGGCGCTCGAGAACGCCAAGGTTCAGGCTGCTGAACAGGGCTGTGGGGTGATGACCATCGGACAGGACGAGGTGCTGGTGTGCCAGTATGTGCCGGCCGGCCGCGTGTTCAACGCCGCGACAAGAGAGGCCTATCTCAAGTTCCTGGCTGAGAAGGAAGCGGAGAAGGCAGCAGAATAATGGACGAGCTGTGGATGAAGATCCCCGGCTTCGAGCGATATTCTGTTAGCGACGCCGGCAGGGTCCGCAACGACAACACTGGCCGAATCATGGTCATTCGCAGAACAGGACATGGTGTCTATTATGTCGGTCTCCAAGAAGACGCGACTGGTTTGCAACGAAACCGCTCTCTTGCTCTTTTGGTGGCTACTGCATTCGTCCCGAACGAGCAAGGCTTCACGACCCCCATCCACCTCGACGGATATCGTTCGAACAATCGCGCCATTAACCTTCTATGGCGACCCGGGTGGTTCGCTAAGAAGTATCACGCCCAGTTCAACCGACCATATCCAGATCTCTCGAATTCAATAATCTGCCGTGACACCCACGAAGTGATGGAGAACATGTGGGCCGCCTGTATCAAGTACGGCCTGCTCGAGAGCGATCTTCATCTTTCAATCATGAATCGAAGTTTCGTCTATCCAACATACCAGCAATGGGAGTTCGAGGAATAGATACCGCTTCGCACGGTAATCGCAGGTTATAATAGAAGGAGTAGAAGCAAGTTCCTTACATGCCCTCAAATTTTAGGAGGACCCGTGCCTAGAGAGACTGGAAAAGCCGGCTTCAAAGCCAAGCTCGTCAAGGAACTCAAACGCCGATTCCCTGGCTGCCATATCATCAGCGGAAACGCGAATGAGCAACAGGGAGTACCAGATCTCCTAATCCTCTACAAGGACATGTGGGCCGTGTTGGAAGTCAAGGCTGCTTGGAATTCTGTGTTGCAGCCCAACCAGCCTTATTGGGTTGATTTGTTCAACACGATGTCCTTCGGCGCTTTCATCTACCCTGAAAACGAAGAGGAAATTCTCAATGAACTTGAACTCACATTCGAACCTCGAAGGGCGGCACGCCTTCTTAAGTCCTAGCAAGAGTGCCTGGCTGAACTATGAGGATGACAAACTGATTCGCGTCTTCCACAGTGCAGTAGCAGCCAAGCGCGGCACGGACTTGCACGACCTTGCGTGCGCAGCCATCAAGCTGGGCATCAAGCTTCCGGACAACGGCACTACGTTGAGCACTTATGTCAACGATGCTATTGGTTTCCGTATGACTCCGGAACAGAGGCTCTACGCCACCAGACACTGCTTTGGTACTGCAGATGCTTTGGGGTTCAGGAACAACACTCTTCGAGTTCACGATCTGAAAACCGGAACTACTCACACCAAGATGGACCAGCTCGAGATCTATGCTGGTCTGTTTTGTATGGAATACGAATTTCGACCGTTCGACATCACCATCAAGTTGGCAATCTACCAGAACGACAAGGTTGTCGAACATGATCCCGATCCAGATGACATCATGCACGTCATCGACAAAATCAAGACCTTCAGCAGGATCCTCGACGAACAGATGGAGGAGGTGCCGTTGTGATTCTAGATGTTGCAGAATATCTCGCTCACTACGGAACACCACGCCACTCGGGTCGATATCCTTGGGGGTCTGGTGGTGACGAGGACACGGGGAAGCGCAACAAAGCATTTCTGGATCATGTCTCTGAACTCCGACGTAAGGGGCTGACAGAGACGCAGGTCGCTGAAGGCCTCGGTATATCTACTACTCAGTTGCGGGCAGCTAAGACCATTGCCAAGAACGCACAGAAGCAGTCTGATATTGCCATGGCCCAGCGGTTGAAGGAGAAGGGAATGTCCAACGTCGCCATTGGCGATCGTATGGGTATTGGCGAATCTTCGGTTCGTGCGCTCCTATCTCCCGGCCAGAAGGAGAAGATCGATATTCTCCAAACCACCGCATCCATGCTAAAAGACCAAGTCGAGAAGAAGGGTTATATCGACGTTGGCGTTGGTGTGGAGCATCACTTGGGTATCAGTCGCACTAAGCTGAATACCGCAGTAGCAGTGCTCAAGGAGCAAGGCTACACAGTGCACTATATCCCAGTCGAGCAGTTGGGTACTGGTAAGAAGACCACTATCCTGGTGCTAGCCAAGCCGAACACGCCATATTCTGAAGTCTATAAGAATCGTGGTGACATCAAACAGATCACAGATTACAGCGATGACGGCGGACGTTCTTTCCAGGGAATGAAGCCTCCTGTGTCCATATCCTCTAAGCGGGTTGCTGTTCGATACGCTAAGGACGGCGGTACAGACGCTGATGGTGTGATCTACGTCCGTCCAGGGAAAGACGATATTTCCTTGGGCAATTCTCGTTATGCACAGGTGCGCATCATGGTAGATGGTACGCACTACCTCAAGGGCATGGCGATGTACAAGGACGATCTACCTGATGGTGTAGATCTCATGTTCAACACCAACAAGAACGACACTGGCAGTAAGCATGATGCGTTCAAGAAGGTGTCGGACGATCCCGAGAATCCATTTGGTGCATCGATCAGTCGGCAACATGGTGTGATGAACATCGTGAATGAGGAAGGCAATTGGGAGAAGTGGTCTAGAAACCTTTCTTCTCAGATGCTGTCCAAACAAAGTCCTAAGCTTGCAGAAGGCCAGTTGGCTATGACCTTCGACAAGAAGAAGACCGACCTCGACACGATCATGGCTCTCACCAACCCAGCAGTGCGCAAGAAACTGCTGAACTCCGCTGCCGACGATCTCGACTCGTCTTCAGTACATCTGAAGGCTGCTGCTCTACCTCGGCAAGGATCACACGTTATTTTGCCGATCAACTCCATGAAGGAAACTGAGGTCTACGCACCCAACTACCGTAACGGTGAGAAGGTTGCGCTAGTTCGATATCCTCATGGCGGCAAGTTCGAGATCCCTGAGTTGACGGTAAACAACCGTCATCCCGAAGCAAAGAAGCTTCTTGGTAACGCTACTGATGCCATTGGCATTCATAGCAAGGTAGCGGAAAGGCTTTCGGGTGCGGACTTCGATGGCGATACGGTCCTCGTTATTCCGAACACTCACGGAAAAGTAAAGACTGAACCTGCTCTTGCCGGCCTGAAGAACTTCGATCCTCAAAGCGCATATCCTGGCTTCGATGGAATGCCGAAGATGTCAGCTCGTACCAAGCAGGTCGAGATGGGGATGGTTTCTAACCTCATCACGGATATGACGATCAAGGGCGCTAACAATGCCGAGCTAGCTCGAGCCGTTCGGCATTCGATGGTTGTTATTGATGCTGAGAAGCACGGTCTCAACTACAAGCAGTCTGCCATTGACAACAACATATCTCAGCTGAAAGAGAAGTATCAGGGCGGAAAGAAGGGTGGCGCTTCAACTCTTATTTCGAGGGCGACCTCTGAAGTTCGAGTAGAAAATAGATCCCCCCGCTCAGCCAAAGAGGGTGGCCCGATTGACAAGGCCACGGGCAAACGCATATTCACCAAGACCGGTGAATCATTTGTGGATGCTAACGGTAAGCTCGTTGTCAAGTCCTTCAAATCTCAGAAGCTTGCTGAGACCGACAACGCGCACACCTTATCCTCGCATACTCCTATCGAGAAAATATATGCTGACCATTCCAACAAGCTGAAGGACCTAGCTAACCAAGCTAGGAAGGCGTCGGTAAACACCAAGCCGATTCCTTATTCTCCTTCAGCCAAGGTCGCATATTCGAAAGAGGTAGGGTCTCTGAATGCGAAGCTTAACATCGCCCTCAGAAACTCCCCCCTCGAAAGACAAGCCCAGCTCCTAGCAAACCAGGCAGTCTCTGCTAGGCGTGCGGCTAATCCCGACATGGAGAGCTCTGATCTAAAGAAGATCAAAGCACAAGAGTTGGATAAAGCACGCATTCGTACTGGTGCTAAGAAGGAACGCATCCAACTAACTGATGCTGAATGGAATGCTATTCAGGCTGGTGCTATCAGTAACAACAAACTAACACAGATCTTGGACAACGCTGACCTTGATCAGGTGAAGAAGCTGGCTACACCTAAGGTTGATGTTCTTATGAACTCAGCTAAGAAGGGTAGAGCAGCAGCTAT